CAGAGAAAGCACGAGCAAGAGCAGCCGCACCCGATGTCATGTCTGCACATAAACCAAGGCAGCCTTGATGCCGCGGCGGACGCCTACGAGGCTGAGTACAACAAGGCGCACGGGGTTGAGGAGCTGACGGTGAAGCGCCCGCGAGGCAGCGAGCCGCGCACCAGGCGTCCGTCAGAAGAGGAGGTCGAGCGGATTCTGTTTTGCCTCGGGTATTCGCGCGACGAAGCGCCGGAGACGAAGACGGCCCGGGTCGGCGCCGCGTACCGCTTTGCAATCCAGACGGCGATGCGTGCAGGGGAAATCGCCGGCCTTGAATGGCGCGACGTTGAGATGGCGAGGCGATACCTGCGGACGCGCGGCAAAACGCCGGCAGCAACGCGAGAGGTGCCTCTTTCATCCGAGGCTCTGGAAGTCCTCGAGCAGCTGGCCGGCGTGCGGGATGGTGCGAGCGTATTCGGGATCAGCACGGCGAGCCTTGACGCGCTGTTCCGGAAGGCCAGGGAGAAGGCTGGCGTCGATGATTTGACGTTCCACGACAGCCGGCACGAGGCAATCACGAGGTTGGCCAGGGTCTTTGATGTGCTCGAACTGGCGCGGATTGTCGGGCATCGTGACTTACGGATGCTGTTGGTTTACTACAATCCGAGCGCTGAAGATTTGTCTGGAAAGCTCAAATAACTCTTGACACCGTTTGAATATCCTGTACAATGTAGTCATTGGATCAACAAACACACAGGAGAAGGAAATGCAAGCAAGTTATATTGGATTCGATGGCGCCGAATACAAAGCACAGTTTGTTGCTGCCAACAAAAAATTGTGCGGTAAGGTCTCAATGGGTGTTTTGCGCGTTACCAGGAATGGCGTGATGGTGTCCGAAAACATAACTACTCAACGGAAAGCTGTTGAGTTTTTTGATCAAACAAAGGCAGTTCAATGACCACCAAACGCGGCGGCTACCGCCAAGGATCAGGCGCCAAGCCAAAGCCACCGGCAGAAGTGGCCTCGGTCCGCATCGTGGCCAACCTAACGCCGGCCGAGGCTGCAGAGTGGCAGCGGCGAGGGCGGACTGGGTGGCTTCGGGCAGATCTTCGCAGGATTGGCTCCGAAGTCCTTGCAGAGCGCAAAGCGTGCGTGAAAGTGGTCGAAAGCTTTCTCGACCCGGAAATAGACAGCAACACATCGTATGCCGACGAAGTGTGCGACGGTCTGCTACGCCAAGTTATCGAGGCGCTACGCGCCAGGCAGTAGCTCCAGCCGATTGAAAACCAGCCGCCTCCGGGCGGCTTTTCACTTCCGGCGCGCCCACTCCATCCAGGCTACCGCAGCCGCCCGATCATCAAACCACAGCACGCGCTCCGCCCGGTATTCCGTGACCCTGTAGCGCCCGCGAAACAACAGCACGAAGTCATCAAGCGTCCATCGCCTGCGCCTCGGCGGGATGTACTCGACCGCGAAGAAATGGCGCCAGCGGCTCGGCATGGTGGCGATGAAGTGCGGAACGAGCGCAAACGCATGACTTCTCCGGATCGCCACCGGGTAAGCGCACCACGCCCGGCCCCAGAACCACATCGCGACCACCCAGCAATTCAACAGGCGGCGAGCGTCGCGCATGGCATCATTTTCTCGTTCCGCCAGTAATGTCAGACGACTGCAGCCAGCTCGCCGACCCCTTGCTATCCTCGCGCCGGCGTAGCGGTTGAATGCCGTGCTGAGTCTCGCAGATACCCTCGATGCGTTCCAGGCGCGCCGCGACATTCCCGGCCATCACATCATCCCGGTGCTGCGTCTGGTTGCGGATCTCCGCGATCTGCTGGCGCATCTCGTGCTCAATCGAGCCCAGACGGACCTCTACAGACGAGACCGCAGAGGCTATCGAGTCCATCCGCTTGACGACGCTTCCCCAATACCATTTGATGGCAGCGATGGCGACGCCTGAGCCGATCGCGAGGATAGATGAGACGACTGGCGCGGCGAGGCGGATCAGTTCCAGTTCAAGAGGTGTCATTGGCTCAGACAAAGTTCACAAAGCCGGTTTCCCACACAAGCTGCTGGGTGATCGGGTGATAGGTGGCGAATGGCTTGTACTGCGAGACGATGTCGGTCACGTAGATCGACTGGCCGTCGGGACTCATCGGCGGAACATAGTGATATTGGCCCTCGCCAGGAACGGATACGCGGATCCCCCATGCGCGATTACTGTAACGGACGGGGTCAAATGCTATTCCGGTCGGATTTGCGGGCGCTAAAGGGGCAATAGGGCCGTAATCATCAAACACTATCGTCCCTAGGTCTATGCCGTCGTAGTGCGCCTCAAGCAATTTTCCTACCACGGCCCCGATTTTTAAGGCGAAGTTGTATTCCCCTCCGTCGCCAGATCTGGTGAACTCCCCGGTATTGCTATAGGAGAATGCTGGAGCCGGCAAGTCTGTCCACGCTGTTGTTGTGCCTCGCACAAGCTCGACTGGTTGCAGACTGTCGGCAGCGTCGAAACAGTAGCCTACGATGGTCGCATATTCTCCGGCGGCGGCATAGCGATAACTGAGCCAGCTGACATCGTAGCCGTTTGCCACAGGCCAGCCATTCGGGCCGGGAACTAAAGGAGGGAGGAATCCGGGGTCGAGCGGTGAGCCATCCCCTGAAAGGATGTTTTGTACATAGGTGGTTTCGCCGCTGTAGCTGTGAATCCCGGTTACATAGTTGACGGAGTGTATGCGGTATTTCCACGTTTTTTCATTCAGGGTTTGTGCTCCTGATTGCGAATACATGGAATAAAGATTGCCGATTGGTGACGTGTCGCACAGCAGCGTGTAAGTCCCGGTTGCAGCAGGCGGGATGCCCTGAATATTCAGCAGCGCACCACCGGCAGCGGCGCCAGTCGGGTTGAAAAACACCGCATTGGCGCCCTTGCTGTCCAGATCGTAAAGCGTGCCGAATCCGTAGGCAGACGTGGTCGGGTTGATCTGTACCTGAAGCGTCTGCGCGAGCCCTCCCCATTTGTCCGCCGTCAAGAACATCTTGCGCAGCGGGTAAAAGGAAAGGGTCAGCGTCTGCACCCCGAGAAGCGTCGAGGCCGCGCAGAGCACGCGCCACGTGCTGTTATCCGGAGCGATGTAGACCCACGACGGGGCGCCGGTGGTAATCGACTGCTCATACAAGCAGGCGCCCGCCAGCAACCCGTAATTGAGCCACGTTCGACCGGCCGCGACGTCTGCAGCGTCGGCAGTAGCGGCCGGCGTGACACCATAGGGGATCAGCGGATAGACGACGCCGGCGCCGATACCGGGGCGCGCTACGGGCCGAGTCTTGCCGCCTGGCAATCGCACCGTGCCGCCTTGAATCAGCCCGTGCCACGGGTCGCCCAATTTCAGGATCTCGTCGAGCACACACAGCCCATTGCCGGCCGGCGAGGTGTATGGCGGCGGCTTCAGCGTGAGCGTTTCCGGCGTTCCGTCCACCAGCATGTCTATCTTGCGAGCCTTTTTGACCAGCGCGTGGACACCTGTCGGTCCCCTGATCAGATCGCGGTCTGAGAACCAGTCTGTTACCGGCGAGGCGGCGAATCCGGCAACGCGGTCGGCGCCTGATGCCGGGCGAATCATCGCCTCCTGCAGCGCCAGCTGGTAGTCCGTTTGCAGCAGGGCATCGGTGGTGGTAAGCTTGACGGCCGATGCGTAATAGTTGGCATCGCCGGCCGTCGTGTCTCGCGGGCGTGGCTGCAGGTAAAGCCGCATGTTGCCATCGAGTGGCGTGTTCATCATGTCGTAGTTATACGTCATGCTGTTGTCGGTTTCGAGCACGCGCAAGGCGTAATCGACCTCGACATACGTGCCAACCTCTTCCCGCGGGCCGGCTTTCCCAACTCTGGCAGGTATCGGCGACGGCAGGCGTGCGGCCGGCAAAACACGGTTCCTGCGCGTGGTGGTGCCGACTCCTTGGCGCAAGAACTCGCGCGACCTGGCGACGTCTTCGGCTTCGCTCACGGCGGCGGCTGGCCTGTCGAAAGCGATTTCCCAACCCGGGCGGGGATCGGCGGAACGCCAGGCGGGTCTTTAAGAATCCTGTTTCGCAGCGTGCTGAGTCCGGCTGCGGTGCCGAGGTCGTCGAGTGACTGCACGATGTCGGCGCCGGCCGGCGGCTGGGTGTTTTGCGGCTGGCTCATAGCGTAATCTCCAGAATGTCTTCCGTGATCGGCGCGGAGTAGCTGCTGTTCAGCGGAATATCGAGCTTGTCGCGCTCGATCGCGGCGACTTCCGGGAAGGTCACGGTCAGAATATGGTCTTCGGCCGGCCCGTAATTGAAATCGGACGTCGGCACTTCAGACAGCGCGGTAGTTGCCGGCGCCGACCCTGCCGGGGCGGTGGTCGGCGTTTCAGGGTGGGCGATACCGGTGCCAGCGACAGAGCAGATTGCGAGCGAGAAGCTCGTGATGGCTTCCCCGGACTCTGGCGACAGGGTATGCGTGACGCTTTGGCATTTGCCGCGGGCGTGCACCTGGCCGGTATCAATGTCGATTGTCTGCGGAAGGTCGACGTCTGGATTGAGAGCGACGGCCGCCGATACTGTATTCCGCCGATGGCTTGCCCATATCCTTGTCTTCGCGGCAGCAATCAGGGTCTCCATCGCGGCATCTGCTGATGCGCGGTCGGTGTCTGGAGTAAGGGTTACTTCGGCACTCGTTGTAAATCCGGCGGCGACAATCGCGCGGTCCTTCGGCGGGATTGAAGATACCGACTTGGCATAGAGCAGCATGGAGTGCTCGACCGCCTCTACGGGCGGATACTCGCCTTCAAGCCCTCCGGTCATCCTGTCGCGCAGCGTTCCAACTGCGGCGATGCTATTAGGCGCAGTGACGGTGATTGCGTGATTTTCCTGGATTGTCTGCGTGTATTCAAAGCTCACGAGAGCGGTATAGCCCATGCACAGCAGGTAGTCTGACGGCCCTGGCTGCCAGCTGCCAACTGGGAAAGCCGGCAAATCGGTATAGGTGATCGAGACAATGGCGCCGCCGGCGGCGCCAATGGCAGCTTCAACGGCCGCGCGCGTCAGCCACCAGTTGCCGGCCTGCGCGTGCGCGCTGATGTTGCCAAGGTTCACATACGTTTCGCCAAATGCGTACCCCTCTGCCTTGACGCGCGGGAAGCGATAGGCGAAGTCGATGTCAACGCGGTTGATGAGCTGATGCCGGCTGGATTGCGAGGCCTGCAGCGATCCGTCCAGAATGTGGTCTGCCGTAAAGCTGATGTTCGGCGAGGCGCGCGGCGCCCAGTCGGACAGGCGGAAAGCGTTTGTCGGGCTTAGGTCGAGCGATGCCGGGACGGTGGCAAGCCGATCTTGAGCGCGCGACCATCCGCGGGCTGCCGGGTCGAATATCACGGGCGAGTGATAGCCGCCTGGGACCAGGGTATCGATTGACTGCGCCGATAGGGCCTCGATCTGGTTTTGCAGGTTGTCGGTCGCCAGCAGGCCGATGGTGCGCAGATTGAGGTCTAGCGTCGGCGTATCGATGATGCCAGTGAACAGCCGGCGGGAATCCGTCGCGACGCCGGTAGCCATGTCGACGACGTCAATCGTGATCGCCTTCCCGGACCAGTCGGAGATTGCAAACCCGGTTCCGTTGGCCGGGCGTATAGTCAGCTCGGCAATTCTGGCGGCGCCTTCGCTGGCTTCCACGCGGATGTCTCCGACGATGCGCGCGGAGACGTCGACGCCTGCAATCGTGACGACGGCGGACCAGACAGCGGCGGCATTGCCTGCGCCAGTGGTCCCGCCATAGGTCGGCGGATAGGTGATGATTGGCGGGAGGCCTGGCCAGAAATTGGCATTGAACCACCCGGGCGGCGCGTAGACAACGCCGTCAGACTGGAAGTCTGCCAGATTCCATAGTGGCGGCGCGTAAGCCACCGGTTAGCCGCCTGGCGTAACGCGGTCGAGCACCATCGCATTGCCGGCGCCCACCACCTGGCCATCAATCGGCGGGTCGTCTTCGGTGTCGATCCGGATCACGATGTGCTCAGCGTAGCTCGTCGGGTACGCAGTGTAGACGCCGGTGATCGCGTCAGAGATGGCCTGCACGGCCTGCGCCCGCGGGATGCAGCGGACAACGCGCGAGACGGGATTCCCGAGGACGTCCATGATGCTGCCGGTGATCGTCGGGCGCGGCCATGGATCAGTCGGCACGGCATGGCTTGCGCGCAGGGCTTGCGTGACGCGAAGTTGCGCCATCCAGCCCTTGAACAGCGACTGCGAAAGCCCGTCCTGGCCGACGTGGATGTTTTCGCCGCCCAGGCTGATATTCACGGTCGCCTGCGAGTACTGAGCACCGTCAATGTAAAGCGTAAACGTATTGGTCACGCGGTCAAGCTGCAGCCAGTGCCAAGCGTCGTCGGATATGGTGGCGAAAGGCGCGGCGATGAGTTCCTGATAGCCGCCACCGTCGTGATACGCGACGCGCAGGCGCATCGGGTCGTCGGTCGAGTCAGCGATGATGCGCAGCGAGTCGGCCGCGCCTGCTTCGCCGATCTGCAGCAGGATGGCGTCGGAGCTTCCGTGACCGCCGTCTTCAGGGTAGAAAGCGAACTGGATTGAAAAATTGCTGGTTAGATCGACGTATCCGCACGAGACAGCGCCGCCGGAGTAATTGAAGCCCGCTGCTGTTCCGTCGAAATAGGCGGCATCTCCCGCACCGAAAGGCGCCAACGGTATCGGCAATGCCTGAGTTCGTCCCGAAGAATGACGTGTTGCCGCGCGCGTCGGAGAAATCCGCCGACAGCGGCAGCATTGCGGCGACGTAAGCCCACTGTGCGTCAACGGCCATCTGTCAGACCTCCTCTGCGATGATTTCCCACGTATGGGAGCCGGCCGCGACGGAAAAAGATTGTGTCGGGCGATTGACCCAGCAGTGCAGCAGCGGGAAGTAGTTGATCAGGTAGCCTGTCGCGCCTGCCACTGCGCCAGCGGTGGCGACATTTCCGGCAATGCCAAGCGTGGTATTCGCCAGCCCGCCATCAGGCAGCAGCGCGAGAGCCCACGGCGTATGACCGGCGTCACTGCGGCGAGCGGCCGGGAGCGTGGCCTGCCGATTGACGTCTGCCACGCGCGCTTGTGGGGCGATGCACGCGACGTCGACGGAGACGGTAGTGTCGATCGCAGCGAGCCCTGCCGGTAGCCAGCCGCTGCCGTTGATCGTGGTGCGGATGCGCTTCCAGGTTTCTTGACGGATGCCTGCCCCGCTGATGGTGCGGAGGACAGTCTCGCCGCCGATCTCGGTGTAACTCTGGTCGGCATCGATTGCCGAGCGTACCGGGATCTCAAGGGTGCCGATTTTCAGCGTCTTGAAGCTCATCGCCGACCACCAGACCGCAACGCCTCGCGGGAGAAATCGCGTTGCAGCTTGCTGAAATTGTAGGTGTCCATCGTCGCTTGATAGCTGCCCATGCCTGGGAAATTGAAGGTCGCAGAAGCGGCCGCGGCTGGCGACGAAGCGGGGCGCAGATTCGGAAGCGAGAGACGACCGACCAGCCCGCCGTCTGCGTAGCCAGGCAGCGCGCGTACTCCGAGGCGGTTGAATCGCTCAAGGAAAGCGAGCGCGCCGGGTTGCCTGACGATTTCCTGCGGAGTGACCCATTCGCCGCGATGCACGATGCCTGCCGGATCCCATTTGCCGCCGTGACCGGTGTAGCCGCCACGGGCGAAGCTGGCGGCACCGGTGTCGACGGACTCGCCACTGCCCGATGTGCGATTGACGGTCACGGTGATCGTTTTGTCCTGCAAGG